TGTATATTACAGTGGTGGCGGGGTGATTAAACATATGGTTTACAGTTTACTATACACTGTAAACAATGTTATAGTTATTATATTATAGTTATGTTATGGTTATTATAGTTATGGTTATGTTATGGTTATAATGTCAAGTTATGGTTGTATTAATAAATCCATAGTATGTAAATGAGTTTTATCACATAGAAAGTACATAGGAAATGGGTTATAGTGTGTGTAGTGTAGTGTAGTTTTATAGTTTGTTATAATTATGTTAAGATTGTGTTAATAAACGCCATAGGTAGGGGGGGTTTTATCACATAGAAAGTACATAGGAAATGGGTTATAATGAAAACAGTGTGTAACGAACGAGGTTGACGTGAGGTTGATTTTAAAATGAAAAGTAGATATGGATACGATTTATCAATTTACGTTCAACCAGATGGCGTATAGCTCGTTTAAACGCTATTTCTAACATATAAACCTAATCTAAGCTGTACCATTTCCATTTTATGTTATGGTAGGTGTAAACAGCCACTCGATAGATGGCCATAAACGATGGATGGGTATTGTAACTTATGTGTCCAGTTTCCAGAACCTGGTAATTATACCCCATATGTTTTAATAAGCTAAACACCGTCACCCCTTTGAGTATTAACTCCTAGTTTATATTCCATGCTATAGAACCAACGCCAATATGGTCTAGATATATAACCAATTGCTATATCATCTCTCACTTTGTAAACATAATCTACACCTAGCTGTCGAAATAGCTTAGTCATTTAGCATCCATATCATATTAAAAGGGTCACCGTTATAATGAATACATACAAATATAATTGATCCAAACTTGTTATTAACCATATAAGATGTATAGTGATAATTGAATTGGTTCACCAATACATTCATATATTATTTATTAAACCCCCTATTGACTTTAAACGGTGTTGTGTGGTATAATAACTTTATGAAACTAATTAAAGTGACAATCATATCTGGAGCTAATATTTATGTTAATCCATTGGAAGTGGCTTATTTAAGAAGTGACCCTATGGACCCAGCCGTTACATGGTTTTATGCAGGGGATATGGTTCATAAAATTAAACTTTCATTAGAAGAAACAGTTAAACTTTTAGAAAAAAGTAAATAGAATATTGTTCACCGAGGTGGCGAAGAGGAAACGCAGCACGCTGTTAACGTGCCTATCGTAGGTTCGAATCCTACCCTCGGTGGAGAGTATATATTTTAAAAAGGAGATAATAACATGATAGAATTCAATTTAGTATTAGATGGTGATTTAAAGGGACAAGTATCTATTGTTAATCCTCAGCATATTGAAACCATTGTTGATGGTATGCCTTTACATAAGAAACCTGTTACTCAGATTTGTACAGTATCTGGTGCTCGGTTCTTTGTTGATCATCCTTATCTAGAAGTTAAAAAAATGTTAAATGAATATACTTTGTAAAGAAATAGGTTGTCATTAAACTGTACCTTCGTACACACACACCTATGACCCCCTTTAATATATAAATATAGGGTGGGTGTGTGTGTAAACAGCTAACAGCTTATGATAGATTCATATGAGTGGATTAATTTATGAAAAATAACATACCTAATGGGTTCACTGAACTACTTAATTCATTTGATCCTACTAATTTAAATAAATTACCTGCAGCTGAATTAATTAAAGTATTCAGTCTACTTAAAGATTCTCAACAAGTATTGAGTGAACTATCTCAATATAGTAATTTAAACGCACACATTTCCCCTATAATCAATAGATACAAAGAATGGAAGTAATATGCAAACAATACTATTAGCTTTAACTGGCAGCCTTCTAGGAGGTTTAACATTATCTTTAACTGTATACTTGCTATACCGTCATGAACAAGCTAAGTATAAACAAAAGATAGCTGATGCTTTAAAGCAGACTAAAGATATGTATTATGAAAAGTTAACAGATAGAGCTAATTCATCAGGTAAAATCAATTGAAATTACTCACTGATAACTTTCAGTATCAATATTTAGTATATGAAGATTATAGAATATTATTATATAAACTTCATATTATGTCTCATACTTGGACTTATACTTGGACTTATAATGTATAATTTACTTGACAGCTAAGCAAATAAAGTATATTCTATAGAAGAACGTATCTTACCTCTCACTCAGTACTCACTAACTCCTTTCTTAGTTAGTGAGTGGACCCCGTTAGTTTTTACAGCTAACGGGGTTTTTTATTATTAAGTATCATATGGATTTACCTTTTAAATTACTTATAGTTGAACATCTTAAATAATACTAATTATTATAGTTAACAGTATACAGAATACTAATACTAATTATTATAGTTAACAGTTAACAGTTAACAGTATACAGAATACTAGCTAACAGAACACAGCGAGACCTCATGGTCAAATCCCATTTGAGCAAATTATTACTGGTTAAACCGCTGATAGATACCTTGTATACTACTTGTAGCTAAGTCTTAACAACTAGGAAGCTAGGAAGTTCTATATTTGACCTTTGAGCTAGGCATTGAGAACCAAGACTCCGGACCTACTATGTCCTATATCTAAATATCTATTTTATGATCTAATAAGCTGTTCACTGACTAAGCGTGTCTCGTAAATGTTCAACCAATTTCAAATACTCAGTCAACTCTACACTTTGGCTATCATCGCCGTTTTCTTTTACGTCTAAACTCCAATTGCGATATAAAAGACGTTTATTTCTAATACGATAAAACATATATGTTTAGCCGTATTACTAATATGTTACAATAGAACCTATTAATTGTCAACTAGTATTTATAATATATTGATTTAATTAGCCTTTAATAACATTATAATATATTGATTTAATTAGCCTTTAATAATATTATAATTATAAATAAATAGTAAGAATTATAATAAGTATTATATAAAGAGTATTAGTTTAGGTTAGCACCTTCAACTTAAAACACATATTTGAGTGATCATCCTACTAAGAACCTTTATATTAAAATAAGCTTATACCACACACCACCATGGAGCAGCTTGCCCCTTTAGTTAACTTAATTGAAACCACCAAGGAGATAATTCAATGTCTGAACAACCTGTTATTTATAACGAACAAGAACAAAAACAACTTCAACAACTAGATGCTCAAGTACAAGGATTTGCTAATTTTAAAAATGCTACCCTTCGTTCACTACACTCTGGCCAAGACGCTAAAATAGTTGCAGATTTAGTACAATTCTTACATGAAATTGGCTCACAAGCTGTTAAACAAGCTGAGACAATTAAAGCCGCTGCCGAAGCTAGAGCTAACGCTCCTAAAGCTGAATAATAAATTCATTTTTCCCTCTGTTGTTAATAGAAAGAAAATAAACTTATGGTATTTAAACCAAAACAAAAAGCAGCTAAACCGGAAACAATTAAAGAAGAAACTATTAAGTCTGATTCTCCTATCCATAAAGCTTTTTATATTGAAAAAGAAAACGGCTCATGGAATCTAGTAATAGCTGATATTCAAGACGATAAGATTATTAGTAAAAAAGTTAAAGTATGTGATAACAAAGCTTTGTCGTTAGAAAACTTTAAGATACGGTTTGCGGAAACTTATTACTTTGGTCAATAATATGATTCATAAACTAAAAGAAATTGAATTAAAAAAACAACTACTAAAAATAGGTAGATTCTTTCGTGTAGTAGATGAATCAGAACCTGTACTTTCTATTACTAATACTGCTGTACTTGTAGTGTTAGCTAAAGTAACATTCGCTGCAGAACCTAGTATTGCAGAAATGGGCGGTCTCTTGATAACATTAGCACTCTATTACGGTAAGAAAAGAATTAATAAAGATAAATCTAAATTAAGTGATGAAAATAAAAAAGCTATTGAAGACGTGACAGCCAAAGTTCAACAAATAGCTGATAAGACATCAGGACTTGCAGCTTCGATTGGTCTACGTAATCCATTACAGAAATAATATATGACCGAAGAAACTAAAAGTAAGATTGAAACTATACTCATTAGTAGCGTTAATCGTTTATATTCTAAAGAAGAATCAATCGGACTGGAATATGAAGATTTCAAGGTTTTAGAAATTATTTTTAAAATAGTTAAAGATCATTCAGATACCACCTCTCCTATTTCAATACAAGTCCCTTCTTCAACAGAAGACATTGTAGAATTATTAAAATCTGTAAGGGGATTTACCCCACGTGGAGAATAAACCTACTGTAGACCAGACCGCCGCTGCTGAAAAACTATGGAGACTAGGTTTAGTTTCATGGAAATTTCATAATGCCCAATTAGATATCTATCAGGCTATAAATAAATCCACTGCATCTACATTTGTTATAAATGTTGCCAGACAGTCAGGAAAATCTTATATGCTTTCCGGGTATGCAATTGAATTTGCTTTACAACACCCCGGTGCTAAAATATGTTTTCTAGCTCCTACAGCAAAAGCAATTAAAAAAATTGTTTTACCTCGTATAAAAGAAATTCTTTCCGATTGTCCAAGAGATCTTCTTCCATCATATAAAGTAAATGATCAAGTATATAAATTTAAAAATGGATCAGAAGTACACCTAGCCGGAACGGACGCAGAACGTGCAGAAAACCTCAGAGGACAAGTATTTCATTTAGTTATATGCGATGAAGCTGGGTTTATGAATAAACTAGATTACGTTGTATCTAGTATTCTTAGGCCATTAACAGCCACTGTATCGGGAAAGATTATTCTTTCATCAACTCCTCCAGTTTCACCTTCTCATCCATTTAAAAAAATATTTGTAGAACAGGCTATCAAAACTGGAAATTATATTAAAAAAACAGTACATGATAATCCTTTAATTTCTGATAAAATTAAACAACAATACATGGAAGAATCCGGTGGAGAAGACAGCGTGGCCTGGAGAAGAGAATATTTAGCTGAATTTATTATTGATGAAAATGAAGCAGTTATTCCAGAAGCTAATGAAAAGAAAGTTGAAAGTCTTATTAAAAAAGTTATACCTAACGGGCATAACATATCAGGTGAACATGAAATAATGGAACCTATGTTCTATGATGCATATACGGTAGCTGACCTTGGATATACGGATAACACAGGTATTCTATTTGGATACTGGGATTTCAACCGTGCTACATTAGTTATACAAGATGAAGCTCTTTTTAACAAACCTAATACACAAACAATTTCTAATATAATTGTTCAAAAAGAAGGCGCTCTATGGGGCCAAAAAAAGCCATATCTTAGGTTTTGTGATGGAGACCCAATTACTATTAGTGATTTAAATTCAGCCCATCAATTGGCTTTTAGTCAAACTCGTAATGATGAATTAGAAGCTTCAGTTAACTCTGTACGTCTTTTTATACAAGATAATAAAATTAATATAGATCCAAGGTGTACAAATCTAATTCTTCAATTAAAATCAGCCATCTGGGATAGCAGTCGTAGAAAATTCGCTAGATCAGGAGATCATGGTCATTTTGACTTAATTGCTGCATTGATATACATGGTTCGTAATATCCGTAGAGCACGCAACCCTAACCCAACTGGATACGGAACTAGTATTGATAATATGTACCTTCCTCCTGATAATTTTATTGCAAAAGATAATAGTAACTTACAAAAATTAGTATCAGAGCCAATGAAAAAATATTTCCCAGGACATTCAGGAAATGATAAGGGTTAATAAGTAAATTATACCAGTTTTAATCTATAAAGGACGTTTAAATGTCAAATAATTATAATGAATATTTCGCCTCCCTCCCAGGGCCAGAAATTGCAGCTGAATTAGAAAAACGTCATGACACGTGGTATAACAACATTGGCGCCAGTGGTGTTTATCGTAAGATGCGTAAATCTTATGCAGCTTATTATGGATACAATACAACAGGCGCTGGACACACTGCATCTGAACAAGTAAAAGCCGGAGAACAAGGCGAACTTACTCTTATAAAAGCTAATCATTTTCGTAACTTAATTCAACATCTTCTTGTTATGACAACTTCTAGCCGTCCATCTATGGATGCACGTGCTATTAATACTGATTATAGATCTATAGCTCAAACTGTTCTTGCAAATGGAATTCTCGATTATTACATGAGAGAAAAACGTCTAGAACGTTATTTGAAACAAGCTACTGAATATGCCCTAGTATTTGGAGAAGGGTATATTCGTTTAGAATGGGATACATCTGAAGGTGATGAATATACAGTGGATCCAGAATCTAATAAAATTACATATACTGGTGATATAAAATATAGTATTTTAAATCCACTAGATGTAATTAAAGATGTATTTAAAACAGATGACAATGATAACCAATGGTTGATTGTACGTCATTATAAAAATAGATTCGAATTGGCCGCTAAATACCCTGAACTTAAAGATGAAATATTAGCCGCTAAAACAAAAGATGAACTAGATATTAATTTTAATTCTAGATTTATCGTAAGTGGTGATTTTCGTTCAGATTTAATCCCTGTATATGAATTTTACCATGAAAAGTCAGATGCCCTACCAAATGGACGTCAAGTTGTTTATGTAAATAAAGAAACGGTTCTTTTTGATGGACCCCTTCCATATAAGCATATCCCTGTGTACAGAATCGCCCCAGGTGAGTACATGGGCACCCCAAATGGATATACTGTCGCTTTTGACCTAATTGCTCTACAAGAGACATTAGACGGCCTTTATTCGGTAGTGGTAACAAATCAATCTACCTTCGGTGTTCAAAATCTACTTTTACCCCAAGGTCATAATATTTCATATAGTTCATTACCAGGCGGCCTTAATGTTATTGAATATGACGCTTCGGTTGGTAAACCAGAGGCCCTTAATTTAACAAAAACTCCACCTGAAATCTTTAGTTTTATTGATAAAATTGAATCAGTAATGGAAACTATATCTGGCGTTAACTCTGTATCTAGAGGTAACCCAGAAGCTAATTTACGATCAGGTAATGCACTTGCTCTTATTCAATCAATGGCAATCCAATTTAACTCTGGATTACAACAGTCATATGCTCAACTTCTTGAAGATGTGGGCACCGCCACTCTTACCACATTAAGAGACTTTGCTGCTACCCCTAGAGTTGCAATGATTGTAGGTAAAAATAATAGATCGTTTATGAAAGAATTTACTGGCAATGATCTTGATAAGATCAATCGAGTGGTTGTAGATATGGGTAACCCTTTATCTCGTACAACAGCTGGTAAATTAGAAATGGCCAGTAATCTTTTACAACAAGGCATTATTAAAAATGCACAAGATTATATCATGGTAATGAAAACTGGTAATCTTGATATGATGTTAGAAGGCGACGTAAGTGAACTTTCTAATATTAAATCTGAAAATGAAAGATTATCAGAAGGTAAACAAGTTATTGTAATTGTAACTGATGAACATGTTACTCATATTAAAGAACATAAATCAGTAATTGCTTCTCCAGATGCAAGAGAAAATCCAGAAGTAGTTAAAGCTGTATTAGATCATATTCAACAACATATTGAGCAACTAAAAACTGCAGACCCTAACCTTTTAAATATACTAGGTCAGCCTTCATTAGCCCAACCCCAAGGTGCACCTATGCCTGAAGGCGCTCCAGCTCCCGGAGGTCCCTCATCAGGTGCTGCCCCTATGGACCCTAATAATGCAGCCCCCCAAGAACCTGGAATGCCAGGATTACCAAAAGATCCTATTACTAATCAACCGCCTAATATACCAGGAGTAAACTCTTAATAGTTGTTACCAAATATAATATTTAGTAATAATTTAAACTTTAACGGATTATAAAAAAGTAAAAATATATGTCTTTTGAATCTAAACCTACAGAAATATTACTAGCTTCTGATATTAATAATATGGGAAGTACAGTATTTTGTTTACCAGGTAATATTACAAATGTATCTGGTTATTGTATACAAGCTATTTGGTCCGATGGAAGTCCGGTAGGGATCATGTCATTACAAGCATCTGTTGATAGTACTAGTGATAATTGGTCAGATATTCCTAATAGTAGTTTACCAGTTCCAACTGTAGCAGGTGAAACTAATAATATTTTTAATGTAAGTAAACATGCTTACTATAATTTTGTAAGATTAAAGTATACCAGAACCAGTGGAAATGGTATGTTAGTAGTTTACATGGTATCAAAGAGTTAATATGGCATATATTGATATTAATGATACAACCGGCGCTGGCGGGGGAGATGCAACCGCTGCTAATCAACTAGTTGAAATAGCTTTACTTACTAGTATTGATAGTAAAGAAGCAACATTTGGTCAAAAGCCAATGTCTGGCTCAGAACCGGTTGTTATTGCTTCAGATCAAAGCCCAATAGATGTAAAAGTAATTGGAAGTTTAGTCCCTGAACACTATGATCAAATTGATTTAACTTATATTATAGCCGGTAATGGGACAGGTCAAATTGGAGTTGTAGTTTATAAATTACTTACAGTCACTATTGCAACTCTTACCTTAACATATAATGCAAGCAGTCAAGTAATAAGTATTGTGAGATCATAATGGCAGCTACTCCACAAATAGTTTTTAATCCATTCACTGGAACCTTTGATTATATAGGATCAAATACAGATGGATTTAGTTGGTATAATATACCAGTTGGAGATACAGTAACTATTGATAATAATAGAGAAATGGTTACAACTTCGCCTCAAACAGTTTTAGGTACTTTAACTATATTAGGCAGGAATACGGTGCTTTAATGAGTGAAATTAGATTAAAAGAAGATACAGCACCAGGTACGCCTCCTGCCGGATTAGTTTCAATTTATGTTAAAACAGACGGTAAACTTTATATTAAAGATGACGCTGGAGTTGAAACTCCGGTAAGTTCTGTAGAATCAGTAAATGGTTATACAGGTATAGTTGTACTAGTTAAAGGTGACATTGGGCTCGGAAATGTAGATAATACTTCTGATGCAAATAAACCAGTATCTACAGCGCAGGCTACTGCTATAGGATTAAAAATAGATTTAACTGAAAAAGCTGCAGCGAATGGCGTTGCCACTTTAGATGGCACTGGAAAAATCCCAGTAAACCAATTACCAGTAACAGCAATGGAATATAAAGGTAACTGGAATGCATTTACTAATACACCTACATTAGCAGATGGAACTGGAGACGCTGGCGATGTATACAACGTTTCTGTAGCAGGAACTCAAAATTTAGGCTCAGGTTCAATAACATTTGCAGTAAATGATTGGGCGGTATATAGCGGCTCAATATGGCAAAAGGTATCACATGAAGGTGCCGTAGTTTCAGTAAATGGTTATACAGGTATAGTTGTTCTTACTAAAGCTGACATTGGGCTCGGAAATGCAGACAATACTTCTGATGTAAACAAACCAGTATCTACCGCACAGGCTGCTGCAGATTCAGCAGTACAGGCATTTTCAATCCAACGAGCTAATCATACAGGTACTCAATTAGCTTCAACAATTTCAGACTTTAATACAACAGCAAGAGGACTTCTTTCAGGAACGGCTCCAGTTAATTATAATTCAGGTTCTGGCGCTATATCAATTCCTAAAGCCGATAGCGTAACTGATGGATATTTAAGTGCCGCAGACTTTGTTATTTTTAGTAGTTCAGCTGGTGGAGATGTACATGGTCCAGTCAGTTCAACAGATAACGCTATTGCTAGATTCGATTTAACAACTGGTAAATTAATACAAAATTCAGTAGTAACTGTCGATGACACTGGAATATTAGCAGGTGCTAGTATTTCTGCTTCTAGTAATACTTTAACTAATATAGCTAATACTTCAATATCAGCTTCAGCAGCCATTGCAGGAAGTAAAATTAATCCAGATTTTGGTGCTCAGAATATAGTTACAACAGGTTCAGGTACATTTAGCGGAACATTTGATTTAGCTCAAATAGCCACTCCTTCTAATCCCACTGCAAGTCGAAATAGACTATACTTTAAATCAGATGGTAATCTTTATAAATTAACGAGTGCTGGGGTTGAAACTGCTTTTGCTGCAGGAGGATCTGGAGACATTAATCAAGGTGGTAATACTTTCGGTACCACCATGACCCTTGGTACGAATGATGCCTTTACTTTAGCCTTTGAAACTGATAGTGTTGTTAAAGGATCTATTTCAGCCACAGGCGCTTGGGTGGTAGGTGCATCAGGCGGAACTGAAACTCATCAAGCTATAGGCAGAATGAGATTTGAAGGTGCAGATTCCGCTACTGTATTTGGTTCAGTAGGCACTGGAAATAATATAATTGTAAGAAACACTAACGGTACCGCCAATACTTTTGCAGGGTTATTTTTTCAAGACCCTAGTTCAATTACCTACAGAGGTGGAATTGTTGGCCAATACGTATCAGGAGCCGGCACAGCTGTTGATCTTGTTTTCTTAAATAATACAACTGAAAATGGTAGACTATCAGCCGCTGGACTATGGACATTAGGCGCATCAGGTGGAACAAATACACATCTCCTTAATGGAGCGATGAGAGCAACTAGACCTTCATCAATATTTGGTGCTCCCGTTGCAAGTCAAGCATTTACTGTCACTGGATCACATACTGCCACCGGATTATCTTCTTGGGGTTTAACAGCTTCTTACACTAATACTACAGCTCAAACATCCAGGTCTACTGGATTTTATTCACAATTAGTTACAGCAAATAGTGCATTTACAACCGGAATAGTTTCTAACTTCCAATCAGATGGTGTCTCAAAAGGCGCAGCTCATACTATCACACGTTTCATTGGCTTTGAAATAACTCAAGCGACCACATCAGCTACA